AGCTGCGACATGCGGAACGACCGGTAAGGAGCCTCCGGATCACCAGCTACCCATGCCCCGTTGGCCTTGTCAAGTGGCCGCTTGCATTTCGGACAGACCAAGGTTTGGACGCCATCAACATCAGCAATGCTATCCGGCCAGCGCGGTTCGGCCCGCTCGCCGCACGGACACCATAGCTGCCACGTCTCTTGTGTCCCTCCCATGTAGGCCGTGTGAATCCCAGTCTCCGGGAATTGCGGGTTCGATAGGTCTATAACGTACTTGTACCGGCTGGCCCCCAAACGCGACAGAGCTTGTTCGGCGGCCTCTTCCGGCATGACCTGTAACTCGTCCCGCACGATCATGCCAACACCGATCTCGCGCAGCTTCTCCAGCGAATGCGCCCCGCGCAGGTAGAGCGGCTGGCCAAACCCGACCTTGAGACCGACGTTAGTAATGTCGGAGAACGCCGCCCGCAACGTACCGGAAAGCCGGATGGCCTTGTCAATCCGCGCCTGCGCCATGTCGGAGAGAACGCGGTCGCTGGGGAGCATGTACAAGACCCCTTCCCGCCGATGATCCATGAACCACAGGGCCGAGTTGATCGCCAGCTCTGTCCAGCCTGTTTGCGCGCACTTCATGGTTACGATCCTTCCACCAACGGGTAGGTTCCCTATTGCACGATACACATCCCGGAGATAGGGCATTCTGTGCGGTGGCCGCGTGATTGAGTAGTAACCGCCATCCGGCATGACACGATGCGCCCGCGCCCAGAATAACGGATCGGTCGCACCGTAGCCGATCAAAACGTCACGCAACATCTCAGTCGCTGTCAGCATCAACCTTCACCTGGTCCCATAGGCGGTGTACAAGTTCCTCGTCCTCTTCGCTCATCGGCACCGCCGGCAGTTTGACGTCGTGCCGCTCCGTTGGACGTCCTTCCACAAGTTCCAGCGCTTTCACTATAGAGGCCAGTGCCTGAGGGCCCTGTGCCAGGAACCTTACCATGTCCTTGGCCGCCATGTCCTCCCAGCGCGCCATAACCTCTGCGACTTCCTTCTCGCTCATGCCGCGCGACGTCACAAGCCGCTTGATCGTCTCTCGCAAGGCTTGGGTCAACCCGTCCCGCACAAACCGCAGGATCTCCGCCGACCGGTCTCTCGCATCTACGCTCCCTGCCACTGCCGCCGTAGCCGACGCGTGTGCTGCGCGCGCGGACGCCTCTGCAATCTGCTGGGAATACGCATCCCTCAGACTGACCCAGCCGTCACGCGAGGACAGCGCTTTCAGTGTGCGGCTGCCGACGCCGTACTTCTTGGCCAACGCATCCAATGATGGCCGATCGGGGCCCGTGATGTATTCTGTGCGGATAGCCTCCAGGAGCGCCGGACTGATCTTCATGACACCCCATTATAGCGGAACACGATGTCTCCGCGCTCGTCCACTCCATCCGGAACGATGACGCTACCGAGCACAATACAATTCCATGATATTGTTCGCTTCTGCATCATCTGCATTCTATCCGCTCGGTGAATGATAATCCATCTTCCAGGACCTCCTGCACAAAGACGTTGATCATCTTCGGCAGGTCCTTCTCCTCGAAGACGTGTGTGACGTTGGTGGAATCCGTGTATTCAGCCTGCGTTATCCGACAGATCTCACGGAGTGCATTCTCTAGCCTGATGCGTTCCTTCCGCTCCGCCTCCAGCTGCGCCTCAATCTCCCCGATAATTCCAGACAGGCCACTGACAATTGTCAAGCCCATCACCTTCCTCCTCTTCTCCACAGCACTCGGCGTCCTCTGAATCCCGCGTTTCTTGTTAGCCGGCAACGCGTTCAGTGCGTCGGCGATCTCGGCATCTAGGTCGCGCAAGGACTCCCCCTTGTGCTCGTTGAACATGCTCCGTAACAGGTCAAGCTCCTCGGGTAGCCATACCCCCCAGCTGGACTTGTGGATCTCTGGCCGCGCCTTACCCTTCTCCCTGGCGCTGCGCGCCTCAACAATCATCTCCACAACCTCTGGCGTTTCATAATACTTGTACGCCAGCTCGCGGATCTGCTCCGGTGTAGGGTCTCCCTCTATGCTGTCAACCTCCTGGATCAGGGCATGTAGACGCGGACTTGGACCGCGCCCGTCAGCATCCTCTTTCGGAGCGGTCATTGCTCTGATCCGTAACTCCTTATCGTCCATCGGTCACCTCCTGGTGTATCATGAATCCTCGGCTTCTACATCCTCCCCGCCGGTTAGGAGGGAGCCCCTGATGATCTTCTCCCCGTGCTGCCATTCTACATCATCCGCCGACCTCGCTTTGACAATGCGGACGGGCCCCGACGTGATCACGAATGTCCGGAGCCTCTTGTGCCACTGGCGCCGCTTGTCAATCTCGTCCCATAGCTGGCGTGTCGGCAAGGTTCCCGCTAGCCGCGCGAGCGAACCCTCCGAATCCATCCGCCGGATAACATCCGCCACCTCAGGAGAAACCTCGGCAAGATGATCTAACAGCTCGCATTCCCGCGCCCACTTGTAGACGCGGATCAGTTGCCGCACTTCGGATGCGGTTAGACCGAGATGGTCGCTGGCCAAGTCGAACAGACTGGACGCGTTGCTGTCCGGAATGAGTTGCCACAGGTCATTAGATAGATACGTCACGCACTCCGCCAGCTCCCAGTTCGCCCGGCGCATGGTGCGGACAGCGTCCGCCGCGCGCGCCAGACATTCCATCGCCGCCCTGGCCTGCGGGGCCCGATAGAACCATAGTTGCTCATGGTCTACAGGACGGCCTTCGGGATCAATGACTTCCAGCTCGTTCCTTGCAGGGTCCCAGTGGACAATCTGCCACGGTATTCCTGGCCCGTGCAGCTTCCTGTGACACTCGGAGCATACGGATATTAGGTTATCCGGTTGGTTCACGTCACTATCGGAGGAATCTCCGCCCGCGCCTTGGTGATGCACATGAGCGACCTCCGTTGCCGGCGTTGGCCGCTTGTGGAATAGCTGGCATAGACCTTGATCCCGATCAAGCACCGTTCTCCGGACACTTTCAGCTACTGCCATTTTCCCCCTCCTTGGCCAGGTCCTCAAAGACGCTCGGCGCGAGCGTCTTCAGGCTGAAACGGATTCTATCGGCCAGTTCGCGGATCTCCCATTGCGCATCTGGAGCCGTCCGCAGCTTGATGATGTGACGCCACTCCCTGAAGTTGGCCGTCATCACAAGCCGCGTGGTTACTCCTTGTGGGAGATAGTACCGCGCATCCTCCGCTGGGACGCCTTCCTTGATCAGAGCGTCGTACGCAGCGATGCACGCGTAAGCCGCCTCGTCCGCCTTGATCATGGCGCCGCACTTCTCCACAGACCTTGGGTGCACAAAGTCCCGAGCCGGATAGCCGCCGATACGATCTAGGCGCTGTGTCTCGACGGTGAAGCTCGCCAGCCGGTGCCGGGTCAGCTGCGCCAAGCAGCAACGGCTAATCCCCTCAATCAGGAACGTGGCCGACGCGTGTTCCAAGACGGACTCGTGGCCGTCCCGGATCAAGCGACCGATCAGAAGTCTGTCCTCGTCTGTAGCGGTCAGCTTGTGATCGCCGCGCCTAGATACCCTGGCCGCCATGGCAATCAGTGACTCTGCATTCTCTGTAATCGCCAGCAATGTGACGTTCATCTCTTCTCCTCTTTCCCGGAAAGTTGAGCCGCAAGCTTCTGTCCCTCGTCAACGAGCTTCTGCCGTAGAGCAATGAGTTCATCGTGACGCGCTAGGTCGGTTTCGTCTCCTCCCACCTCCAGCCGCTTGTCCAAGACCAGGAGTTCTCCGTCTATCCGCCGGACCTGTTTCCGTAACTCCTCTATCCGCTCGACACGCCAGTCGGCCTGACCAGCTCCGTTAGTTGGTCGGCCCTTGGCATTCCACTCCTGCGCCGCCATCAGGTACTCGTCCCAGTGCTCCGAGGAGTACAACGTACTGGGCCGCAGGTACTGCCGCATCTTGTCATCGTTCATCCATTGAGCTACCTGGTAGTCGGTCACGAGCTTGAGCTGTTCAACGGTCGCTCCTTCCCTTAGGCGTCCTTTGATGTGCTTATGGTTGGCAGGGATCTGGCGGAATCGCTTCCCCGCGCGCTCATTGAGATACTGGAGCACCTCCTCGGCGCGCGTGTCGCGCGCCGAATGCTTACAAGAGGGTTTATCTACTTCTACCTCTACTTCTACCTCTACCTCTATAGGGGAGTTACTCCCGAGTTGCTCCGTAGTTACTACGGAGTTGCTCCGTAGTTGCTCCGTAGTAACTCCGGAGTTACTACGTAGTAACTCCGGAGTGACCTCAGAGTTGCTACCGGTCGGCACTTCTACCTCGCCATTGCAGTAACGTTCGATGGTTTCCCTGAACGTCTTGGATCGGACCGCCTCTACGTCGCGTCTGTAGATCTTCTGTGCCCAACCGCGCTGTGATGGCGGGTTGTAGTGTAGCCAGTTGAGGATCAGGACCTCGCGTGTCTCTGGATCGTACAGGATCTTCTTGTACTTGATGAACCGCTCTATCAGTTGGTTCACGGTATCTATGCTGTAACCCATTTCGGCGGCGGCCAGTTTCGGTGGTAGCTCGTAGCATCCGCACGCCGTCGTGTTCGGGTTCGTGAGTAGGTACAGATAGAACAGTTTGTCCTCCGGTGTCATGTCCAGCACCTCGGGATCGCGCCAGAACCTCGTGTGAACCTTCCGCCACTCCGCCATACGACCCTCCCTTGACAGGAACGGGTGGCACCTGATACACTACATGTGCCGACCTGCGGCTCCTGCCGCACAAACACCACGGACGGCCCGAGTTCCTCCTGCTCGGACCTACACAGTCGGCCCTCCCCAGTGGAGGGCCGTCTTATTATAACGCCTGCCGCGGCGGCGCGATTCCTGTGTGGGCGTGGTTTCGTCCGCGATACGGTAGAACCATCGGTTGCCGTCCCTCATGGTCTCGACCCGCCGGCCAGTCCCGGCGAGCTGGTGCCGGATCTCGCTAATCCGCGTGCTGATCGCCGTGGTCTGAGTGGCCATGGCCAATTCCCACCCCCCGACCCAGCGACCTCCGAGCCCGATCAGGTACAGATACACCCGGCCCGCTGCCGTATTCGAGTCTATACGTCCAGAATGCATGTTCCACCTCCTTCTTGTGGATACCTACTTCGCCGAGGCGGTTACAGGTTCCTTGACGCCGTTACCGACCATCTCCCACGGGTCAATGATATGCGTATGCCCCAACCGGTCCTGTACATACGGCTGTGATGTCGGAAGGTTCTCCGCTTCTCTCCACACAAGCCACAGATGCGCCAGGAACAGTTTGATCATCTTGCGCAAGGCCATCGCGTGGATGTGACCCTCGGAGATGAATTGATCGCTCTCCGCTTTGCGCTTCTTCCCATCCGGCCCTTTTACTACCGGCAGTTGAGCCGCGGGGACGATCTTCTGGCCCCTCTGGCGCGCTCTCTCCTCGTACTTCTCCTTCTCTTGCAGGTAGTACTCATAATACGGGCCCTTCGCCTTCATCAGGGAGCCCCCGAGCCGCCAGCACATCGTGCGCAGCTTGGAGCAGTACGGGAGCTTGTCGCCCTTGCGACGCTTCGGAGCCTCGCCGTCAATGACCCCATAGCCTGCGAACTGCCACAGGCTTGACACGTGTTCGCAGCGCGTGATGTCAATCAGGCCCACTACCTTTGCAATGTTCTCTGTACCGACCCCCTTGACTTGAGAGAACCAGTGATACGCAGGATGCTCCTCAATAAGTGTGGCGACATCCCTGTCCAGCATCTTCTCCATCCCGACTAGCATCCCCCACACCCGGTTGGTCTGAGGGTCTACCTCTCCGTTGCGGAGAAGGTGCGATTGCCGCACTTGACATGAGACGCGCATCTTCTCGACGCGCATCATCACGTCAACCAACCACGACAATGCCGCTCCGGTTGCCAACTTGTCCACCTGCTCCTCGTCCACGCTCTCGACTTCTTCTTCGTACTTCATGATGCCTCCTGTACTGCAGAGATTCGCTCGCTGCTATTGGGTTGCTCCGAACTTGTGGCTCGCTCACGCTCTTTGGGTTGCTCCGATCCTGTGGCTCGCTCGCGGATGCTTGGTTCCTCCCACGTTTTGGCTCGCTCACCGGGACTGGGTTCCTCCCATGTTTTGGCTCGCTCACCTGGCCTGGGTTGCTC